TCGAGCTATATGCTAAAAAGGGATTTCACAAAGCGTTCCGCGATGATGAAAAGCAGTCAGATGTCTATTGGCTTGCATGGGAAGGCCTTCGACTAAGTGGAGTCACAGTCAAGCCATTCGGTGCAGACTTTCTCGAAACTCTAAAGAGTGTAGAGGTTGCAGAGTCTGACCCTTTGGCCTAGGCAGGGATAGCATCCACTATCTCATTGCTCGCTTGAGCATCGAGACGGCTATCCCTCCACAATACTTAATTGATTTAGATCCATCAATGCTTCAGATGATTTTGAAAGCGTTGAAAGACCGAGCGAAGGAGCAACAGGATGCCTACAGAAGTAACAGGCGCACTTGAACTTCGCAAGGCACTAAAAAAAGTTGAGCCTGCTTTGGCTAAAGAAACCGAGAAGGAAATTAGAAACCTTCTAAAGGTCGTGGCAGTCAAGGCGAGAGGATTTGTTCCTAGCGATGCTCCACTCTCAGGCTGGGGTAATGCCGTAGGCCTGTGGGAGAATCGCGTCTTTAGCTCTAGCGATATCAAGCGCGGCATTGGATACAGCACAGCGCCATCTAAGCCTAACAAGCGCGGCTTTAGATCAATCGCAACTATCTTTAATAAGAGCGCAGCAGGATCAATTTACGAGACTGCCGGACGTCTATCAGGGCCAGAAGGCAGAGGACAAGCTCCGCTAGTCGATGTCTATACAGATGCAGGCACACGTTCTGCACGCAAGGCCGGATATCAGAAGCGCAGTAGCGATAAGACAAAGAGTCAATCCGCTAACCCTTACGCAGGCCGTCAGTTCATTGAGGCATTGCCTCCGCTAGTAGATAGCCAGCAGTCAGGTGCGGCTGGTCGTCGTACCCGTAAGACTAAAGGCCGTCTTTTATTTAGAGCATGGGCAGAAGATCAGGGCAAGACTAACGCAGCCGTATTAAAGGCCATTGACAAATCAATGGACACAGCCCTAAGAGTTACTAAGGGAACCACAATGAAATTTAGAGGCCGCTAATGTCAGCTAATTCAAGTCTAGCCATTCGCATTGCAGCAATCTTTGATAACAAGGGATTGAAGCAAGCCGACAAAGGCGTCAAAGGGTTACAGTCATCAGTTAAGAAACTAGCAGGCGCAGCAGGTCTTGCCCTTACAACCGCGGCAGTAATTAACTTTGGCAAGAAAGCCGCCAAGGCATTTATAGCAGACGAAAAAGCAGCTTCACAGCTTGCAGTTTCAGTAAAGAATCTAGGCCTAGCCTTTGAGACTCCACGTATTGAGGAGTTCATTTCTAACCTATCTAAAGCGTCAGGCGTTGCAGATGACGTGCTTCGTCCAGCAATGCAGAAACTATTACAGACGACTGGCTCAGTCGCCAAGTCCACAGAATTACTTACTCAGGCTCTCGATATATCACGGGGGTCAGGCGTTGACTATGAGACTGTAGTCAATGACTTGACCATGGCTTATGTCGGCCAGACTCGCGGACTTCGCAAGTATTCTCTAGGACTTTCTCAATCTGAACTTAAGACTATGAAATTCTCAGATGTACAAGAGAAACTTAATAAGCAGTTCTCTGGTGCTAATGCAGCCTATCTAGACACTTACGCAGGCAAAATGGGAGTGCTAGGAACAGCAGCAGGCGAGGCGTCAGAAATTATTGGTAAGGGTTTAATTGATGCTCTGATGATTTTATCTGGTGATACAACAGTAGACGAATTAGCCCTAAGTATGGAGACACTTGCTTCCAATACTGCAAAGGCAGTCACTGAATTGGCCAAACTAGTTAAAGGTGTAATTAATTTTGGTACTGAAAGCTACGGCAAGGTAGACAATTTTTCTGATGATATTACTGATTTTCTAGATCGTTTAACCGGCAATGAAGAGCGGATAGCACAACGAGCTCGTGCCGCAGCAACTGCTGGCATGGGCGGCTATCCTTCATCTGCCCTAGGCGGTACGTTTATTGATCCTAACGCTGCAGCTCGTAAAGCAGCAGAAGCAGCGGCAGCCAAGCGTGCTAAAGAATTAGCAGCACTTCAGAAGAAGACTTTAGATACACAGAAGAAGTCTCTTGCCTTACAGAAGGCATCAAAGACTCTTAACCTAGACGCTATTGGTATTGAGGCAGCCCTGAAGGGCAAAATCAGCGAGACAGATCGCATCTCTCTACTACTGCAAAAGGCTATACTTGAAGGTAATGCAAGCCTAGCGACAAAGTTATCTGATCAATTAGATGCTGCAACTAAGCGTCAAAATGAGTTGCGTGCTTTGCTATTAACTACGCCAGAAGCTCCTAATCCTTATCGTAACTGGACGCTGCCTATGGACTTGCTTAACTACACAGCGTCATCCCTTGGCGTATCGGTAGCACAATTACAGACAAGCCCTGTCGCCCCATCATCTGCATTTTCCGATGCCCAGATGGAACTAATGGCGGCAGTCAATTCATTTCAAGGTGCAGACAAGCAAGCCATCAACATCGAGGTATATCTAGATGGTCAGACAGTTGGCAGTGCGATCACCGATGTACAACTTAACAATTCACTTTCAGGATCTTTTAATCAACTTAATCGAGGCCAAGGATTCAAGGGAGCGGTCGCTCTCTAATGGCACTTCCTGCAACAATCTCGGTATCCTTCGACTTTAGCCAAGGTGCTACATTCGGATACCCGTTTACTGTGGGAGATGCTAAGTACGGCGTTATCGGAGTGTCTCAGTTTGCCTCGACAGAAGTACCGGATCCAGTGGTCGATCTTAGCGACGTCACTCGATCGATTAAGATTAGTCGTGGCCGTAACATCATGCGCGACACCTACGAGGCTGGCAACTGCACCGTGCGAGTCTTAGACCCTAACTCTTACTTTAATCCTCAGAATGTATCCAGTCCCTATTATGGTTATCTCACTCCACTCCGAAAAATCCGCGTAGCTGCTACAACTGCCACAGCGCAGGAGTTTTTATTCTCAGGTTATGTCGATTCGTATAAGTATTACTATCCAACAGGGCAGGAGATTGGATACGTCGATCTCGTCTGCTCTGATGCATTCAGACTTTTTCAGATGGCTAACGTGGCTACAGTTACAGACGCAACTGCTGGCCAGACAACTGGCACTCGAATTACAAAGATCCTAGATCAAGTTGCATTTCCTACATCGATGAGAATTACCGACACAGGATCGACCACAGTTCAGGCAGATCCGGCAACGGCTCGCACATCCCTTGCAGCTCTCAAGGCGGCAGAATTTGCAGAGCAGGGTGCATTCTTTATCCGCACAGATGGGACAGCAGAATTTAAGGATCGCACTGATGTCGTAGGATCCTTAGCCGCTACGCCTATCGAGTTCAATCAGACCACGGGCATTCCCTACTCAGACCTCAAGTACGCCTTCGATGACAAGCTCATCGTCAATCAGGCCAGCATGACACGCATTGGCGGCGCAGCGCAGACTGCAACCGATGCAACCTCAGCGGCTAAGTACTTCCCACATGGCACTACTGTCACAGACATGATCCCTGAGACCGATGCTCAAGTCCTAGACATCGCCAAGATTTATGTCGCGACTAGAGCCGAGACTACAATCCGCATCGATGCAATGACTGTCGATCTACTTGATACAGATGTACCGACCGACACAATGATCGGCCTCGATTACTTTGATAACGTCAAGATCACTAACGTCCAGCCAGATGGTTCGACAATCGTCAAGACCTTACAAGTTCAGGGCTTGGCATGGGATATAACCCCTAACAGTATGAAATGCACAGTTACAACACTTGAGCCTATAGTCGAGGGATTCATTGTAGGATCATCGACTTACGGTATAATCGGACAATCCATAATGGGATACTAGGAGAAAATCATGGCAGTAGGCTTTCCAGCGACAACAGGCGACATCTTTACAGCCGCAGATTATAACGGGCTAGTCGCCTTCACTATCGACGCAGCTCAGACCGCTGACTACACAGCAGTCATAGCCGATACCTATCAGGTCTTAGAACTCATGAACAAGGCTACAGCGATTGCTTATAAGATTCCGACCAATGCTTCAGTAGCATTCCCTGTCGGCACAGTCCTTAACATTCTCAACATTGGCGCAGGCGCTGTAACTATCTCAGCCGTGACACCTGGCACGACTACAGTCCTCTCAGCTGGCGCAGTAGCAGCCTCACCTACCTTGGCACAATATAAGAGCGCAGCCTGTATTAAGACAGCCACAGACGCTTGGTATGTAGTTGGAGCCATTGGGTAATGCTCAATAATATCTCAGCGATATTCGGGGTTCCAATCCCTGTAATATCCGTGGATTATTTAGTCCTCGCAGGCGGCGGTGGCGGCGGACGCGGAGACTCGACATTAAATAACTCAGGCGGTGGCGGCGGTGCTGGTGGCTTGCGTTGCACAGTTACTGCAACTGGCGGCGGTGGCACATTAGAGTCAGCATTACTATTAACTGGCGGCACAAACTACACAGTAACAGTCGGCGCAGGTGGCGCAGCTTCGACCTCAACTGCTAACAATGGCACAAATGGTAACAATTCAGTCTTCTCTACAATTACTTCATCTGGCGGCGGTGGTGGTGGATCAGCGAACTTATCACCGTACAACGGCTCTAATGGCGGTGCAGGTGGTGGCGGTTCGCAATACATGAACTCACCATACACACTTGGAGCAGGTGGAACTGGTACGGCTAATCAAGGTTTCAACGGCGGTGTAGCTCAAAACAGCAGCGCAGGCGGCGGTGGTGGCGGCACTGGACAGATTGGCGGCAACGGCGTCGGTTCAACTTTTATTGGTGGAGCAGGTGGAAATGGCGTTGCTTCATCAATCACTGGTTCTTCTGTAACAAGAGGCGGTGGTGGTGGTGGTAATGGTGTTACAGGCGGCACGGCTGGTGCAGGCGGTGGTGGTGTAGGAGCATTCACAGGAACTGCAGGTGCAGGTAGTGCAAATCTTGGCGGTGGCGGAGGTGCTTCATCAGCTACTGCTGGCGCAGGTGGCTCGGGTGTTGTAATTCTAAAATATCCAGATACTTATACAATAACAATTGGCGCAGGGTTAACGGGATCAACAGCTGCTCCAAGCGGTGGCTTCAAGGTTTCTACAGTGACCGCAGGCACAGGAAATGTGAGCTTCGCATAATGGCACACTACGCATTCTTAAACGATACCAACATGGTTACAGAAGTTATTGTGGGCATTGATGAAACAGAACTCATTGAAGGACTAGATCCTGAAACTTGGTACGGAAATATTAGAGGTCAAGTCTGCAAGCGCACTAGCTATAACGGGAAGATCCGGTATAACTATGCAGGTATTGGTTACACATACGATCCAATCGATGATGCGTTCATCTCACCTATGCCTCAATGCAGTCATCAGGATTTAACACTTAACGATCTAAAGCGATGGGAGTGTGCAGCCTGTGAAGCCACGTCTGAGCAAGTCAGCGATCCAGCTTAGAGAGCAGATTGATGATGCATTCCCAGATAGAGATAGAACTTCGGACGGCTGGATCGGTGATACCCGACACGCTGCTCGCAAGTCTGATCATAATCCAGATGCACAGGGATGGGTACGCGCCATCGATGTTGACCGCGACCTTACAGGGAAGAACGGGAAGCCCGATCTCATGCCTGACTTGGTCGATCAGATTCGACTCCTTGCAAAGTCTGGCGATAAAAGAATTAGTTACATCATCTTCGATGGCAAGATCGCCTCATCTAAGAAGGCTTGGGCTTGGCGTCCTTATGATGGGATCAATAAGCATAATCATCACGCGCACGTCAGCTTTACTATCAAGGGCGATGAAGACTCTAGTTGGTTCAATATCCCGATGATAGGTGGAA